GGAACTAACTACATTAGTGCTAATATTATTGTTGATGGTGATGGATATAGAGAAATAGATCCAGTTTATATTCAAAATTTAGCTGTTAATCAAGGTGGTACTGGTTATACAGGATCATCTGTGGTAACTGTTTCTGATCCATATACAGATGCTTCTCCATTTGTTGGAGGTTCCAGTGTCTCTCTTGGTCAGAAAATTTACAATTCTACTAAAGACTTTTATGAAGTTGCCAGTCCTGGAACATTGGGTGGTATAGAAGCTACCCACAGATATGATTATGTGAGAAGTGATTCTTATATCGGTGTTTTGTGGACAGCTAACACAGTAGTTGCATTGGGTGACCAGCGCTATTATGGTGCTAACTTATATCAAGTAACAGTGGCAGGAACTACTAGTGGAACACCACCAACTGGAACTTCAAATGTTCCATTCAGTGATGGTACTGCTACACTAGTGTATGTTAAACCTACACCGAAGGGTACTGCAGTATTAAAATATCTCGGAACAACTGCAACAGCTACATGCACATTATCTGGAAACGCCATTTCTGCTATTAATTTTGTTGGTTCTTTAAAAGACATAGAAGTTATTAGTGCTGGAAGTGGATACACATCTATCCCTACTGTTAATATAACTGGTGGTGGTGGAACCAGTGCATCAGCTTATTGCCAGATGAATGGTTCTTCTGTTTTGTATGTAGATATAATTGATCAAGGTAAAGGATATACATCTGACCCAACTATTACATTTGGAACAGAGTGGACTTCTGGTGGAACTGTTCACTTGTATGATCAGATTTATTATAACGGTAGATTGTATACTGTTAGTGCTGTATCTCAAACCAACGCAATTCTTAGTTCAACTGGACCATCTCATACAACTGGTAGCGCTACCAATGGACAGGCTACACTAACATTTGCTGGAACACCTGCCACTGCCACATGCAGTAGAAAATTTGGTTCTGGATACACAAAGGCTCCGACTGTAAGTGTCTCTATTGGAACAGGGTTTGAATATTCTCTTTATACTGCTAAGTCTAATGCTAAATTGGTACCAGTTATTTCCAATGGTCAAATAGATAGTGTTACTGTAGTTGATGGTGGTGTTGGTTATACTACTGCTGCAATAACAGTAAATTCTACAAGTGGATATGGAGCATCACTAGCAGCAAACCTTGCTGTTGGTAGTATTCAATCATTACAGGCTAATAATGAAATCCTTTCAGTGGCTGGTGCTATAGATGCTATTAAAATTGTTAGTGGTGGATATGGATATGGTACAGCCACAGTAAATATTATTGGCGATGGAGTTGATGCTGCTGCAGAAGCAGTTATAAATCCTATTGATGGATCTATCAGTAAAATTAATATAACAAACAGAGGTAGTGCTTATACCTTTGCTACTGTTGTTATCACTGGTAATGGTTTTGGTGCTGAGGCTAGAGCAATTATGCCTCCATTCGGTGGACATGGAAGAAACTCACCAGATGAATTGTTTGCAAGAACACTAATGTTCTACACAAATATGTCTAATGATCTAAACCAAGGACTGAGTATCAACAACGACTACAGACAGGTAGCTATTGTTAAAAATCCATATGCATATGGTACTACAAATAGATTCACTTCTCTAATAGGTTCTGGATGTTTCGTGGTTCAATCTGCAATTAATACAACTCTATTCCCTAAAGACTCTTTAGTTTTTATTAATAGAGCAAATATCTGGACTAGTAATACTGCTTTAGATTCTGGGGATCAAGTATACTATGGTGAAAATCTTTACTTAGTGACTGAAGAAGGAACTACAGGTTCTACTGGACCATCTCATACATATGGAAACTTATCTAATGGATCTGCAGTATTAATGTATGTTGGTACACCGAGAAGATATTATCGAATTGTAGTGACTTCTCCAACCAGCGTATTGTTGCAATCTCTGGATAACGATACTCCTACTGTTTCTGATACATTACTAAATAGTAACAGTAATTCCTTTAAACCATTGGCTGTAGGTTATCCAACTGTAGATAAATATTCTGGTCAGCTAATGTATATTGATAATAAGGCAGGATTTACCCCATCAGAAAATGAGACTGTAACATTCAGAACAGTCATTAAGTTTTAAGATAAATAACAAAGAATCCATTAGGAAAAAGAGTTAAGAATGACTATCAATTTTAATACTGAGCCATATTACGACGACTACGATGAAAATAAAAAGTTTTATCGAATTTTGTATCGTCCATCTTACGCAGTTCAGGCACGTGAACTTACGCAAATGCAGAGCATTATGCATAACCAAATTAGCAAACTTGGTACGCATGTATTCAAAAATGGTTCGATGGTTATCCCTGGACAGATATCTGTTGATACGACAATCTCTTATGTTAAGTTAGAGTCTACTTACAATAGTGTATTAACTGATGAGTTGTTAACCACATACGTTGGTAAAACAATTTCTAACACAAATGGGTTAAAAGCCCAAGTCATCTACTATGCTAGATCAGATGGCACTAATCCTCCAACATTATTTGTAAAATATACAAATTCTCAAACAAATAATAATACAACAAAAGCGTTTACTGCTGGAGATGTTCTAACTGATACAGCAGTCGGTGCTACATTATCATCAGTTCAAGTTTTTGCAACAGCACCGACTGGAATTGGATCTATTGCTCAAGTTCAACAAGGTGTTTATTACATCAAAGGACACTTCGTTCTTCTAACTGCGCAAACTATTGTTCTTGATAAGTACAGCGACACTCCAACTTATCGTATTGGTGTTTTAGCTGAAGAAAGTATTGTTATCCCAGAAGACGACGAAACTCTTCTTGACAATGCACAAGAATCTTATAACTATGCAGCTCCAGGTGCTCATCGTTACTACATCGATTTAACATTAACTAAATTAGCTATCAATTCTACTGCAGATCAAGATTTTGTTGAGCTTATTAGAGTTAATGAAGGTAAGACTACAGCTATTGTAGAAACAACCAAATACAATGAACTAGAAAAAACTTTAGCACGCAGAACATTTGATGAATCTGGTAACTACACTGTTCGTCCATTTAATATCGATGTTCGTGAACATAGAAATAATAATCGTGGCGCATGGGCTTTTGGTAAAGCATACCTTATCGGTGATGTTGTAACTAATGGCGGATACATATACGTAGCAAAAAACAATGCAACATCTGTTGGTATTGGTAACCCGAAAGTTGGACCAACTCATACATCTGGAACATCATACGATGGTGGTTCTACACTTGGTGTTAACTGGGAATATCAAGTAAGTGTAGATAATGTATTCTACAATCGTGGAGTTTATACTCCAGAGAATGGTGGTGATGAATCTAAACTAGCTGTTGGTCTTGAGCCTGGAAAGGCATATATTGAGGGTTATGAAATTGAAAAGGTTTCTACAACATATATCGATGTTAATAAAGCTAGAACTGAAGATACTTCAGTAAATTCAGTTATCTCTGCTACTGTAGGTAACTATGTTTTGGTTACCAATGTTAATGGCGCACCACCTATTGAAAACTTCAGTACAGTTAATTTGTACAACTATGTCAATGCATCAGTTGGTGTCGCTCCAAGTGGATTAATTGGTACTGCTCGTGTTAGAGCATTTGAGTATCATTCTGGTGGTGCTATTGGTACACAAACTGCTCAATATAAGTTATCATTATTTGATGTTAAGTTAAATTCTGGATACAGTTTCCAACGTGATGTTAAGAGTTTCTTCTTTGATCGCTCAGATGCTAACATTAACTTTACTGCTGATATTCAACCTAATACAACAAGACTAATTGGTGCAGCAACTGCAGCTGCTAGCCAAACAGTTACTGGAAGTGGTACTTCGTTCCAAACAGATTTAAAAATTGGTGATTACATCTATCTTGGAACTACACGTGTTCGTGTAGATGCAATTGCTTCACAGAGAGAGATGACAGTAACTCCATCAGTTACAGTTACTGGTGTGACTATTGATAGACTTTCTACAGATCTTCTTGAACCACAAAATTCTAGTTTAATTTTTCCACTTCCTCAATATGCTATTAAGAGTGTATCTGACATAACATATACAGCAGTTCAGAAATTTAGTAATACTGCTGGTACTGCAGATTCAGGTGGTACTGGATTCTGTACTTTACAAATTACAACATCAGCTGGAACATTTGCGTCATCCGCTTCAAATTCAAATTATGTTGTAGTTTATGCAGACGCTACTGCTGGTGGAACCATCGTTCTCCCAGCTGATATTACAGGCACTACTACTAGTAGTATTACTATAAAATTAGCAAATACATATGCTGGTAAAGTTATGACTGTATTGGCTGCAGTGAATAAATCTAGCTCATCAGTTAATTCTCAAAGAACTAAAGTATTGACCACAGCAACTCCTGTTACATTTACTACACAGGCTACTGCTACTGCTGCAAATTTATATCTTGGTAAAGCTGATGGATTTAAAATTATCGCTGTCAAGATGAAAACTGGAACATTCTCATCTCCAGGCGCAACTTATAGTATTGATATTACAGATCGTTACCATTTCGATGATGGGCAAAGATCAACTCATTATGACTTGGCTTCTATCTCGTTAAAGAGTTCATATCCGCCACCAGCTGCACCAATTCAAGTAGAATTTGAATATTTTGCACATAATGGAACTGGTGATTTCTTTACAGTTTCATCATACACAAATATTGATTATAAATCTATCCCCTTTTATGGAACAACACCATTAAGAGACTGTATTGATTTTCGTCCTCGTATTGATGATAATGGTACAACTTTCACTCCAGCATCAGAGACATCGTCATTAATGCCTAAACGTGGTAATGATATTGTATGTGATTTTGTTTACTATTTACCAAGAAAATCAAGAATTACATTAAATATTGCTGGCACATTTAATTTGGTTGATGGAGTACCCGCTTTAATACCTGGAGATCCAATAACAACTCAAATGGATATGGTTCTGTATAATTTAATATTAGAACCATATACATTCACAACTACACCATCTAGCGTATCTATTGAGAAGATTGATAACAAACGATATACAATGCGTGATATCGGTAAACTTGAGAAGCGTATTGATAATTTAGAGTATTATACTTCACTTACAATGCTTGAGACACAAACAGAATCTATGACAATAACTGATTCTCTTGGACTAGATCGTTATAAAAATGGATTCGTTGTAGATAATTTCTCTGGACATAATATTGGTGATACATCATCTGCGGATTATTTGTGTGCCATTGATATGGAAAACAGAAATCTTCGTCCTTTCTACACAAATTATAATGTTAATTTAATAGAAAACGAATCTACAGATGTTGGACGTGCTAGTGCAAATTACAAACTATATGGTAATGTTATCACTTTACCAGTTATTGCTAATCCAGTTTTAGTTGAACAAGCATACGCATCACGACTGGAAAATATCAATCCATTTGCTATTTTTACATTTATCGGTGATGTAGTTATAAATCCATCTTCTGACGATTGGTTCGAAGTTGATCGTCGACCAGATATTATTATTGATGTTCAAGGTAATTATAATACTCTTAAGACTTTAGCAGAAAAAGCTGGTGTTCTTGGTACTGTTTGGAACGCATGGCAAACTGTTTGGAGTGGAACACCAGTTAATTCTGGTCGTGTAGTATTTACAACTGGTAATAATTGGGCGTCTCGTCAGGGAGATGTGTATCTAAGTCAAGCAGAATTAAAAACAAGATTTGGTATTACATCATGGGGTAATGCTCGTCAGATTACTGCAGAGGTAACTGCAACTCCAGTCAATCAAACAAGAACTGGTATTAAAACAACTATTCAAGAAAAAATAGATCAGCAACTAGTTAATGATCGAGTTTTATCTAGTGTTGCTATACCATATATCAGATCAAGAAATATTTTAGTGCAAATTAAGAAGTTAAAACCTAGCACTAAATTCTATCCATTCTTTGATAATGTAGACATTTCTACATATTGCACTCCTGCAACTAAGTTATATTATATACAAGGTGGAACTACTGGTACTGCTGGTACTTTCAATTCTACAACAAATGTGGGCTCTGATGTAACAGAAACTGCACGACTTATTGCTGGCGATTCACAAGTTTGTTTAAATCGTGGTGATGTTATCACAGGTGGAACTTCTGGAGCAACTGCTGTAGTTGTTGGCACTGAGTATAATCCAGATACTGGAATATATGCATTACATATTGTTAATTGCAGTGCAACGGCATTCCAAGTTAATGAAACTATTACTGGTACTTTATCTTCTGCTACTGCAAAAGTATCAGCTGTTCCAGTTATTGCAACTATTGGACAAGATCTAGTAACGAACGCTGCTGGAGATATCAGTCTATTATTTAATATCCCAAATACAGATATTACTCGTTTCCGCTGTGGTAGTCGTGAACTAAAACTTGTCGACCAACCAGATGAAACTCTAGCATTCACTTCTCG